TGCGGGCGCGTAGCGCCAGCGTTTCATCAGCGCGGATTTCATGCACCGCTTGGTGTTCCGCCGTCAAAGGCGGTCCTTTTCCGAAACCAAAACCACTCATTCCTTCTCTCCCAGAAAAGCGGCGCGGGCAGAACCCATCCACGGTTTAGAAATTGCCTTTTTCAGTTCTTCGTTCTCGGCTTCAAGTTCCGCGATGCGGGCGGCTTGCGCCGCAAGGGCATCGGCGGCGTCTTTGCAGTCATAGACAGTCGGCACGGGAGCGCGCAGCCGTTCGATTAGCTCGGTGTGGTCAGTCATCACCACCCCCTCCAGCCCAAAAGCGAAACGATCCGACCAGGCTTTCCTTTCCCGACCGGGCCGGATTTTTCCCTCTGAAATTTCGACGCGAATTTATATTTCGTCGTCGTCCGGCTTTCCCGCAGCCTGGCGCCTTCTTCCGTATTTGAGATAAGCTTTGCCTGGTAACGCTCGACGGCGGCCTTTTGCTTGGCGCGCTGTTCGGCGGCGTATTCAGGATCGGCGGCCATCCTCTCCTTTTTGCGCTCATGCCGCGCCCGTCTGGCTTCCTGTGATTCAGCCATCAGCATATCCTCTAGTGGCGCGGGCGGTGCGAAGGTCATCGGTCATTGCGCCGTTTCCTTCTTCGAAAACTCCTTCGCCTGAACGTCCCGATAAAGAGCTTCCAGGGCCGCTTGGACGGCCTCTACATGCGCCATGGCATAGGGTCGTGCGGCGACAGCCGGGTGCCGAGCCAGGGCGGCGTCAACCAGGCTGGCGATCATGGACGTTCTATCCAGCGTTTCATGCCAGTGGAAAACGTCGAGGGCAGGGGATTCGTTGTCCATTTCCATTCCTTTGAGGTGCGGGCAAGGGAGAAAAAGACCTTTTGATTCCAATGGGGCGTTTATCGCCCGCACTTTATGCAAGTCTTTGAATTTGCAATAATGTTGAACAACTGTCGCGCCCACCATATTGCGAAATCTCTCCCATAAACTCCTGTTTTATCTCGGTGTTTTTTTAGGTGCGGGCAACCCGTTTTCAGGTGCGGGCTTAGAAAATCCCCTTTCGTTCTCGAACATATTCATAAACATATCGCGCGCCAGTTTCTCGCTATTGGCCCGGCGTGTATAGAGCGCCGCCATTTTCGGGTCAGTCCAGCCAAACCACGCCATCAACTGCCGCTCTGTGGCGCCAGCGTGCGCCCAACGTATTGCCGCCGCCTTCCGCAGTCCGTGCGCGGCGCCAGGAACTCCGGCCGCCTGGCACGCCTTCCGGAACCAATTCCCGAAACTGAACTTGTTCAGCGGCTCGCCGTTTTTCTTGGCGATGAACGCCAGCGTGCCGGTCGGCGTTGCGTCGATGATTTGTTTCAACTCCGGATGCACGGGGATGGCGACGGGGACGCCTTTTTTTTCTGTCCGGACATAAATCACGCCGTTCCGGATATGCTGGCGGCCGAGCGTGTATGCGTCGCCTCGGCGGAATCCGGCATAGAGAAGAATGGCCAACGCCAGGCGCTCGCGCGTCCCGATAGGCCACCGGCGCTCGAACGCCTCGACCTCTTCTTCTGACCATTCATGAAACCCGTCGGTCTTCACCGAAATTGGCTTCACGCCCAGCGTCGGATCTTCGTCCAGCAATCCGGATTCAGTCGCCCAGGCGAACAGCTTCCGCATGGCCTTCAAATAATTGTTGGCGGCGAATGGCGTCGATGCGCGTGCGTCCCGGCCGGCGGCAATGTTCGACCGGCGAATGGCGGCATAGGGGACGGCGCCGCTGCGTTCGATGACGCGCTCGAAAATGTTGTCGCGCTGTTTTCGCGTTTGTTCTGACAGGGCCAGCCAGGCGCCAGACTGGCGATAGAGGCCAATCAGCCCAGCCAGGGTTTCTTTGCCAGCCTGTGCGGGGCGCGTCTTCTGCGGCTCTGCTTCTCCGGCCAGAGCGGCCTGATAGGCGGCCATGAACTCTGGCGAGCCATATTCGCCACGAATGCGAATGCGCGGCCCTGGGCGCTTTCTGACATACCAAACCGTCGCCCCGTGCCGGTTCGTCTCTTTCAGCAAGTATGGGGGGCGCGGCCTGGTCATACCGGATTAAAGGGCGTGGCCAGGGTCGATGGCAAGGGCCGGCTTTTTCACCGTCTCCGGCGCCGGAACGAGGACAATCGTCCCGTCGGGGCGGATTTCGATTGCCAGCGGCAGCGGGCTTTGAGCCGCAGCCTTTACGGCTCGGCTCAAATCCGCGAGTTTATGCTTTGCAGGCGTTTTCGGCATTAGGCCACCCGAAAGCTGACGACATTTGACTCGCTGTCGTTTTTCAACAGTTCCCTGGCGCGGTCGCCGACATAGTAGCCGTCGATGATCCGGTCGATCAGCATATTGCGAACCTGCTCGGTGACATCGGCTGTCATGTGGCCAGGCTGGACACGCACCACGCCAAGAATGCGCTTCGGCATATAGCCATCAATTGCAATGTCGGCCGCAACAGCGTCCAGCGTTTCGCCAGGGCGGCCTTCCATATACGTCGGGCCGCCGTCGCCATAGTCGCCCAGGACCAAGTAAGTAGGGGGGAGAACAAGCATCGTTCGACTCCGTCAGTATTCGTTGTCGCCGTTAATCATGCGATTGGTCATCGGGTTGTAGCGCGGGCCGCTGTCGCTTGCGCTGGGACGCGACGGCGTGATGGCCATTCCTTCATATCCGCCGTTACTGTTGTAATAGAACGTCGAATTGCCAGAGTTGATTGAGTTGCCGACAGACTGCCCGTTTGAACCGTAATAGAACGACGAGCCAGCATGTGCGGCGGTCGAGGCGAGAATAGCGATTGCTGCGATGATGGTTTTCATGTTTGTGACTCCGATTAGTTGTTGGCGTAATGGCCAAAGACTGTTGCGCCCATTGCGCGGCATTCTTCCATTGTCAGCGGCGCCAGTCCCGTTGCCGGCGTCGTGACCATTTTTGTGACGACAGACGGCGGGGCGCCGTATCGCTTGAAGATGCGCGCCATCCTGGTCGTCGCAGCTTCCGAAGACTCGCCTTCCTGGCCATTAATCGCGACGCTATGGACGCGAATGACAGCCGAGGAGTCGACGAACTTGTGATGGCCCGCCAGGAACAAGAGGAAACACGCGCTGTCGCAGTAGGCATTCAGCCCGATGACGGAATCCATGCCGTTCTTTTCAATCAAGTCGGCCATGAAATACGCGGTCCTCAAATTCCCGCCGTGACTGTTCAAGCGCACGCCGCTGACGTGAATCCCATGCTCCCGGTAGTTGTGCAGGATTTCGCGCAGTTGCTCGGCGTCGCCATCGTTAATCTGGCCGTTCACCTCGACGACAGCGTTGCCATCGCCTTGCGTGATGCGGCCTGTGATTTCCGCCCCCAGGGAGGGCGAGGCCGCGACAAGCGCAGCCCCCAGAAGAATGGCCAGCTTTTTCATCCGAACATTTCCTCGAATTTATCAACCTGCTTGATGATTGCCGCGATTTTGGTCGCGAACTCGACCGGCATTTGGCGGTTGATGCGAACGTCAGCGATGTTGTCGCCATCATCATTCACGCCGAGAGTGATGGAGTTTTCGGCGAAATCTCCCGACTCGATTTCATGGTCGCTGAACGGTTTGATTTTCAGAAACTCACAAATCTTGCGGTATGTCGCCGGGGTGGGGAAACTCTCGGCGCGGACATACACGCTGATGCGGTCGCGGCCATATTGCTGCATATATCCATTGCTCGCAGTCTTGTTTTTGTCCGTTCCCCACAATGCGCGGGCGACATCGGACTGATTGACGCCCATGTCGTCCATTCCGCCCTGCATGGCTTTCGCGAAGATGCGACGGCGGGCCTTGGTGATGTTGCTGTTGCGCATTCCGGTTACTCCGCAGCCTGGGCGCCGAAAATCAGCGTGGGTTTCGGGGTCAGGCGGGTGGTCTTCGACACGCTTTCGACTTTCGAGCAGTCGTCGCCGAGCAGGGCGCGAACCTTCTTCGTGTCGATGCGAGTGGAGACGGAGTCGGAACGATAGATCGTCCAGCGTTCACCAACTGCCGGCGCGTCGTCGATGCGGGCCAGCAATTCTTCACGGAGGGCTTCTTTGCGCTCGGTCAGAACTTTAATCTGGCCGTCGACGTTGCCGTATTCGTCGGCGAGTTCGGCTGTGGTTTGGTTATGGAAGGCAGACAGTTTTGCCATTGGGAAGACTCCTGTTGGGCGTTTCAACAGGGTCAGAAATAACCAGTTCTGAAATTTAGTCAATACCAAATCTGAAATAAAAACGCAGAAACCTACATCGGCGAAAACCGACCTATTACCAAACCTATGATTTCAACCTCGGTTCCGTCTTCCGCATGTGGTGATCTTTTGTCGGCAATGATGGTTGGTTCCTGCCATTTTGGGTCTGTTGACCTTGGCCATAGTTCAAACCCGCCGTTGAACAGCTTCACCTCTTTGACCGTCCGTTCGACAAGCTGTCCATTCCGGCGCTCGACGACGACCGTGTCCCCATCCAGGATTCCGGAACGGGCGTCAAAATAGCTGACACAGATAACGAAATCATTCGGGAATATCCGGCGCCGGTCCATTGAATTGCCGACCACGCGGAAAGCGAATTGCTCTAAAGTCGAGTATTTACCAGGGACAGTCGGCACTTCTGGCGCCTCATCCTCAAAGAGGTCGGCCTGCTCATACCAGCGCCCCGCCGCAACATCGCCGCGCACCTGGACGCCCCGAACGGGGAGGGGTGTTATCGACGCCTCCTGCCATCCATCATCAAAAAGTAAGTCGCTGGGCGTCACGCCAAGGTGAGGCGCCAACCGCTGCGCCCATTCCGGCGACATTTTACGCCCGCCTTCTTTTGGGCCTTTCACCAGGCGCCAAATCTCCACGGGGGCGCAGCCGACCATCTTTGCCAGCTTGGGGTTTGTGAGCCCCCGGCTTTGCATGAGGGCTTTAAGCGTCTCGCTCATTCCGTTTCGGTAACACGCTGTATTTCTGTTAGCAATTCAAAATTGGAAATATCCGCTTGACGGTTAAATTCAGGAATGGTAATTACTACTCATGAAACTCGAATCATTCCTCCACAAGTTCGGTAAGAGCCGCACCGAGTTCGCCAAGGAAATTGGCGTCTCACAGCCGACGCTCCACCGATACCTGCGCGACTCCCGCTACCCGCGCAAAGAGATCATAGCGCGCATCTACCGCGCCACCGACGGCTTGGTTGGCCCCGCCGACTTTGTCGATTTGTCGCTGGCGCAGCACTCGGCGCCAACGGCGGAATTAACCGGCTGATTAGCCGGGAAGGGCTTCCGACGCTTGCTCATCAATGCGTCGGGAGATCCGGGGTCGATAACCGACGCCGGGAGCGAGAAGGGTCATCGCGTAACAACTGACCAATCTCGAAATGCCGCCTGGGGTTTCTTGACTAGCCTCTGGCCCCAGGCGGCCAAACAAAGGGAATTAAAATGGGTTCGTCTAAGCTGTTCGTCGGATGCGGAATTGACCCTGGCCTGTCAGGCGCGGTGGCCTTCTGCTTTTCGACGCACCCGGAACGTGTCGCTGTCTTCGATATGCCGGCCGTCGACGGCGATGTCAGCGGCCACGAACTCGCGCGCCTCTTGCAACAGTTCAATCCGGATTTCGTGACCATTGAATTGGTCGCCAGCCGGCCGGGGCAGGGCGTTTCTTCGGTCTTCAAGTTCGGGAAAGCGTTCGGCACCGCCATCGGCGTCGTCAACGCCCTGCGCCTGCCCGTCCATTACGTTTCGCCGCAACGCTGGAAAAAACATTTTCGCCTGTCCAGCGACAAGGAGGAAAGCCGCCGCATGGCTCTCGACCTGTGGCCGGCATGTTCAGAGCATTTCGCCAGAAAACGTGACGAGGGACGCTCGGAAGCTGCGCTGATTGCGCGTTACGGCGTCGAAGTCGCTTTCAAAAATTCCACCGTCGCCGACGCGGCGTGTGGTGCGGCGGGCGAGGGGGTCGGTGTTTCTCCGGCCGGCTCCCTCGCTATCGCGCCGCCTTAGGGGCGCCGGGGTGGTCTGCGTTCGGTAATGCGTCGCAGGCGGTTCCTTTCCTTCCCGCGTCTCTGCCCCGGCGCACTAATGGGAAGGGAAGAAAAGCAAAAGGAAAGTTCAAATGGCAATTTCTCTCGCTGACCTACGCAGCACGACGGCGACTCTGCCGCCGCGTCTGTGCATTTACGGGCCGGAAGGCACCGGAAAAACCACGCTCGCCGCGTCTATGCCGGCGCCCGTGTTCGCGCAGTTCGAAGATGGCACGCCCGGCGGTCTGGAATTGCAGACTTTCGGCACGCTGAAAACGCACAGCGACATGATGGATATTGTGTCGACGCTTTATTCGGAAAACCACGGCTTCAAAACGCTCGTCGTCGACAGCATGAGCGCCTATCAGCCGGCGCTGTTTGCCGAGGTCTGTCAGCGCCATGGCAAAAAGTCGATTGAAGATTTTGGCTATGGCAAGGGTTACACCCACGCCGCCGAGGTCTTCGGCGAGTTCATGGAAGGCATCAATGCCCTGCGTCGCGATAAGGGCATGATGGTCGCTCTGCTGGCGCACTCGACTATTTCCAATTTCGACGATCCGGAAACGCAGTCTTATTCGCGTTACGACATCGCTTTGCACAAGACGCTGTCGGCGATGATCGCTCGCGACATGGACGCAATCTTTCTCCTGAAACGCAACGTGTCCGTGAAGACCCAGGACCAGGGCTTCAATAAGGAACGCACCATCGCCGAGGGCGGTGGACAAGTTTGGCTCCATGCGGAAGGCCGCCCGTCTTACGTGGCGAAAAATCGCTTTGGTTTGCCTGCAAAGGTTCGCATCGAAAAAGAGGCCCCTTTCGACGCGATCCGGGAATATCTGCCGGGCCTCAACACAAACAGCGATAACAGCAAAACATCGCAGAAAGCAGCGTAAAACAATGGCTACACTTGGAACAGCTTTCGACTTTTCGAACGTCGAGCAACCGGCGAGCAATTACGACCCCGTCCCGGCGGGAACCTATGTCGGCGAGGTCATCGCGACCGACATTCGCGACACCAAGGCCGGAACCGGCAAGTATGTCAGCTTGCAGTTCAAAATCACCGAAGGTGATTTCGAGAACCGCCGCGTGTTCACGAACATCAATTTCGTGAACCAGAACCAGACGGCGCAGAGTATTGGCCAGGCTCAACTCGCCTCGCTCTGCGCCGCCGTCGGTCTGAAAGGCGCGCTTGAAGATACTAGCGAACTCCACGACACGCCCGTTCAGGCGAAGATTGTTATCGAGTCAGACCGCACTGGCCAGTATGGCGACCGAAACACAATCCGCACCTTTCTGCCCCTGACGGCCCGCGCTGGCAACCCGTCGCCCGTCCAGGCGAAGGCGGCCCCGGCGTCCTCTGGCGGCGGCAACAAAGCGCCCTGGGCGAAATAACCGACTGAACTGACGGCTGGGCGCCTACGGGCGCCCACGCCACCCAACCCGTTCAAAACCCTGACCTTTGACGACGAGAACCTGTTCTCGGCGAACGACAGAGTCTTCCCCATGGCTAAGATTGAAAACCTGCAATCCCCTGTCGCTGCGGCGATAGAGAAAAAATATGAGGCCGCCCAGGTCCAGGCAGACAGCCCGGTCCTGCGCTGCTCCAAAATCGGCGAGGAATGCGACGCCGCCCTGTGGTTCGAATACCGCTGGACGACGCCGCTGGCCCGCCACAGCGGGCGCCAGGAGCGCCTGTTCGAAACCGGCCGGTTGGCCGAGGCGCGGCTTGTTCAAGACCTGCGCGACATCGGCTGCTTCGTTCAGGAGGTTGACCCCGACACCGGCAAACAATGGCGCGTGTCGTTCCTGAACGGCGTCATGGCCGGGTCTGCCGACGGCATTGTCACAGGCGTCCCCGGCGCCGAGAAGACGACGCACCTGCTCGAAATCAAGACCATGAACGACAAGTCCTTTCAGGACTGGCGCCGTCGCGGCACCGAACAGTCTAAGCCGACATACTACGCCCAGGTGCAAATTTACATGCACGGGTTGGGGCTCGACCGCGCGCTGCTTCTCGCCGTCAATAAGAACAACGACGAGGTCGAAGCAGAGCGCATCAAATACGACCCCGCCGTCGCCGAAGCCATTGTCGAGCGCGCCAAGCGCATCGCCTATTCGGCGCATGTGCCGGCGAAGACGGAATCATTCGCCTGCAAATGGTGCAAGCATGAGAAGGTCTGCCGCTACGACGACTGGTCGCGCGCACATTGCAGAACGTGTTTGTTCTCTGAACTGACCGACGCCGGCGAATGGCGCTGCAATCATCATGGCGGCGCCATCCCCGTCGAATACCAGGCCAAGGGCTGCGACAAACATTTGTTCATCCCTGACCTTGTCCCCGGCGAGCAGATCGACGCCGACGAAACGGCTCATACCGTCACCTACAAACTGCGCACACCGCTCGGCGATAGCGACATTTATGTCGACGGCGCCGAAACCAAAATCATCGTCTCGGAGGCTGCGGAATGAATGTCTTAGTAGCTTGCGAGTTTAGCGGGACGGTTAGGGACGCATTCATCGCCGCCGGCCATGACGCGATGTCATGTGACTTGCTTCCGACGGAAAGACCCGGCCCCCATTATCAGGGCGACGTTCGTGATGTCCTAAACTACCCGTGGGATTTGATGATTGCCCATCCGCCATGCACCGATTTATCGGTTTCTGGCGCAAGGCATTTCGAGGCCAAGCGCCTCGACGGTCGCCAGCAATCTAGCGCGTCGTTTTTCTTGATGCTGGCAAAAGCCGACATACCTCGCATCGCTATAGAAAACCCCGTGTGCGTCATGTCCT